GTGAGTGGGCTTCAGCTAATAATTTTAGATGGTTTAGTGAAGACAGTATACCTGACAACTGGATTAACGTGAAAAAGAAAGAGGACTTTAAAGATGAGATTGAATGACGCAACGCCACAAGATTGGGACAGAGTTAGAGAAACAGGAGAGCCTACGTTTGAAAGTTACATGGAGCGTTTAGAATCTAAATATGTTTATGATAGCACAGAAGATTACGGCAAAGAAGTTACGAGCGATGCTGGAGACTTTGCAGATTGTTGGGTTGAGCCTAAAAAAGGAAGAGGCATAGATGCGTGGATGAAGGCAGCTCACGAAGAAGCTAAAGAAGCTTGTGATAAAGCACAAAAAATACTAGAAGAACCGGACATTGAAACGGACATGGTGCTCAGACCCGCACACTACAACACCGGTAACATAGAATGTATTGAAGCTATTGAAGAGTCTATGTCTTCAGTGGCATTCAAAGGCTACCTAAAGGGTAACTGCCTGAAGTATCTGTGGCGCTATGACTACAAAGGTAAGCAGGTAGAAGACCTACAGAAAGCTGGTTGGTATTTAAACAAGCTGACAGAGATGGTAGCACAAGAGAATAGGTAATGAATAAGCTTTGGAAAATATGGAAACATGCGCTAGGTTCTTTTGACGAGGAAGACGGGTATGACGCAGAGAACGAAAACTATATCTCATACATTAGAACTTTTATTGTGCTGTCTAACCTAGCTTGCGCTTATGTTATAATGTTTAATATAATTAAGGGTTGGTGACATGAAAAAGTGGTGGCGAATATGGGCCAAAAGTCTAGGTGAAAAAGTTGGCGAAACAGATAAGCAAGCTAATACTGTTGCTTGTGTTAGGACTGTTTGGTGGCTTACTCATATGGTTACATGTGGATTTATTATTGCAGGCAATGTAAAAACATTAGGTCTTTTGTAATGGACAGAAAAGAAGAAAGGCGAGATAGATTTGACCGCAAAAAGAAGTTTAAAAAATTAACAAGGTCTTCTACAGCTAAGACTGAACGCAAAAAAACTAAAAGGAAAAACAATGACAATACAATTTATGGATATGCTCTGGAGCATTAACTTTAGAATGGGAGTTGGATTAGATGTCGAGGCATCCAGCAGCAGGCCGGTGTGGATTACTGGCTTTGATAATAAAATCGAAGCGGGAGAGTTTGACGGTTTAATTTTTTCTATTCCTTTCTTTGTTTTTACTATTGGAAACGTGTGGAAAGTAGGAGATGCTTGATATTATTACAGCATTAGGACTTTTTATATTACTGGCAACAACCAGCGTAGTTATTTTTGCAACCCTATACAACATTTATACAGAGGATAAAGATTAATGGACAAGTACCAACAGTTTATACACAAAAGTCGATATGCACGATGGCTCAGCAACGAAGGGCGAAGAGAGACATGGGAAGAAACAGTACAGCGTTATGTAGACTTTTGGATTAATCGAAAGCAAATAGATAAGAAAACAGCAGAGCGATTGTATGATGGTATTGTAACACAAAAAGTTATGCCGTCTATGCGCTGCATGATGACAGCAGGTGAAGCTTTAGATAAAGATAACGTGGCTGGATTTAATTGTAGTTACTTAGCTATTGATTCTCCACGAAGCTTTGATGAACTGATGTACGTTTTGATGTGCGGTACTGGTGTAGGCTTTAGTGTTGAGCGAGCATTCATCAACAAGCTCCCAGTAATTGCTGAAACTTTCCACCCAACTGACACAACGATTGTTGTTGGAGACAGTAAGATTGGATGGGCTTCTGCGTTTCGTGAGTTGATTGCAATGTTATATGCCGGTAAGATTCCTAAATGGGATATGAGCAAAGTGCGTCCTTCTGGTGCAAGGCTTAAAACTTTTGGTGGTCGTGCTTCAGGCTCTGCGCCTCTTGACGATTTATTTCGTTTCTGTGTAGAAGTCTTCCAGAAAGCACGGGGACGCAAGATGACATCTATCGAGTGCCACGATGTTGTATGCAAGATTGCTGACATTGTAGTTGTAGGTGGCGTAAGACGTTCAGCTCTTATTAGTCTATCAAATCTTTCTGACAATCGCATGGCTAAAGCTAAGACTGGCGCATGGTGGGAAGTAGACGGACATCGTAGACTGGCCAACAACAGTGTAGCATATACTGAGAAGCCTGATTTTGAGGCATTCATCAATGAGATGAAGACACTCTATGAAAGCAGGGCAGGTGAGCGAGGATTGTTTAGCCGTGTAGCTGCAAAAAATATTGCAGCTCGCAATGGACGTAGAGATTCTGAGCAAGACTTTGGCACTAACCCGTGCTCTGAGATTATCCTACGCTCTAATCAGTTCTGTAATCTATCTGAGGTTGTTGTGCGTGAAGACGACACAGCAGAAACACTTAAAGAAAAAGTAGAACTAGCTGCTATCATTGGCACACTACAGGCAACGCTTACAGACTTTAGATACTTGCGAAACATTTGGCAAAAGAATACAGCGGAAGAAGCACTGCTTGGTTTAAGCATGACAGGAATTATGGACAATGAGTTACTATCGGGTAAAGGAGATGCAGAAGAACTTGCATCAACACTGGAAGGTCTTCGTGACCATGCTATCAAGGTCAACGAGAAATGGGCTAAGAAGCTTGGCATTGAACAGTCTGCTGCTATTACGTGTGTTAAGCCTAGCGGCACTGTATCTCAACTTGTCGATAGTGCTAGTGGTATCCATCCTCGCTTCTCTAAGCATTACATTCGCAGAGTACGCTCTGACAAAAAAGACCCACTTGCAGTCTTTATGGAAGCAGCAGGATTCCCAGTAGAACAAGACGTTATGTCAGAGTCTTCAGTGGTCTATAGCTTTCCGGTCAAGGCTCCGGCAGCCAGCGTAGTTGTAAAAGAAGTAGGGGCTATGCAGCAGTTAACACTTTGGAAGGCTTATCAAAATCACTGGTGCGAGCATAAGCCAAGTATCACTGTGTACTATACTGATGATGAGTACCTGCAAGTAGCGCAGTGGATATGGGAGAACTTTGATATATGTTCCGGTATTAGTTTGTTGCCAGTTAGCGACCATGTATATCAGCAAGCTCCGTATGAAGACATCAGCGCAGAGAAGTATGAAGAGTTACTAGCTTCTATGCCTAAAGATGTCAATTGGAATGACTTAATTTACTTTGAACAAGAAGACAACACTACAGGCTCACAGGAATTAGCGTGTGTCGGTGGAGCTTGTGAGATAGTATAAGGAGATATACATGAAAGCAAAGGAAGCTAATATACTATCGTTTAAAATAATCGTCAATCATTCGGGGGCCATCCTAACTGAGATGGGTGGTCTCCCCGAAGACCGACTGCATGAAGTGTTTAAGGGTGATGAGCTAATGCTCGTGCGTAAGATTATTCGTGATGCTAAACCTAAACTAGAAAAGATGCATGACTACCTTGAGCGTGAGCTAACAGCCTTCTCTACCACTTAGATTTATTAGCCCAATATGCCGCAGACATTTTGCCCTTGGCAATGTTCTTAGCATGTCGGGCTTTAAAACTTGCACGTTTTTTCTTCATCTTTTCTGACTCTCCGGCCTTGGGCTTACCTGCTGTACTGGCTCCCTGCTCTCCGTACCGAATTGTTTTGATTTTGTCGCCTTCTTTTGCCACAACAATATGGCTTTTCTTCGGGTGATTCGGTGTACGTTTCGGTTTATTATAGCCGCTTACTCCTGCTCTAGCTAGTCGAGGGTCTTTTTTCTTACTCATTTCCTATAGCTCCGTGTTTTCTTTGCAATCTTTTTGGGTTGAGCACTATGCTGCTTACCTTTCTTAGTGTCGGCTCGCTTCTTTTTTGTGGTTGCCGCATACTCTTTAGAGCTTAAAGCCTGCCTAGCTTTCTTAGGCAGATAGCGCTCCCCAGTTGCCTTCTTTCCTTGGGTACTAGGCTTACCTGACTTAGTACCCCATTCTTCTTTAGTCCATTTCTTTAAAGACTTCTGTGATTTTTTAAGTGCCATTACTTATGTACCTTCTGCACGGGGAAGTTAGCTTCCAGACTTGCTCCTTTATGCTTAACAAACTTGCCGGTATGCTTCATTAACTTAAATGTACCGTTCTTTTGT